AAAACTCCTATTTTAGTTACCAGCACAGCAGATCAAACTTTGAGCAGCGGCATCTACGTACCAAACAGTGACATTGGACAAATTGGCAGCTATGCAGTAAGTTTTGGTACAGGCAGTAATGCAATTTTATTCTATAAAAATAGAAATAATACCTGGGTTAGAATTGGCACAGATGCCTGGGCACAAAGCTGGGCAACAATCAGAGGCACAGTGACTTTTGCTACTAGTAGCACAACAGCAATACCGTCGAGTACACCAGCAGCAGCACTTACAATTAATGGTACTAGTGTAACGGTAGGCAACACTGGATCAGCAAGAACAATTGCTCAGGTTGTATCGGCAATTAACAGCGCAGCAATAACAGGTGTTACAGCCGCGTACATTGATAGTAGACTAGAAATTTATGCTACCAATTTGGCAGCAAGCAACGGAGTTACCGCAGACGGTAAAATTACAATTAGTAATAGTTCAGGTACCCCAATGGCAAGCCTGGGATTAGGCACAAGCGGAAGCACATATGCTAACCCACTATTAACATTTGGTACTTTTGCTGAAATGCCAAGTTGGCGCAGCACCGACACAGTGCCTCGTCCAAACGGCAGTGTGTTCATGAAAGTGGGCGCAACTGGCAGTGGTGCCGATGTTGTTATCAAGCGTTACAGCAGCACCACAGAAACTTTTGCTACCTTAGCTACAGAATTCTTTAATAGAGCAGAAGATGCACTTTACGGATTAGATCCAGCCGGCGGCGGCAACGGAATTGTAGCTGGTACAGTATGGGTCGCCTGGGATCCGTTGCGTGACGACACAGACGGATTTAAGCCATTCCGTCGTCGTGTAACTGGGCAGACTATTGTTAGTGGTTCAGCATTGGCAGCTAATCCATTTACCGCAAGCGATGAATTGACTATTGGTGTTACATCGATTGGAACTGCTACTATTACAGAGTATACAATTACATTAACAGGTACAACTCCTGCTAGTTTTGTGTCTGACATCCTGGCAGCAGATATTCCAGAGTTAAACGTTAGCGTAACAAACGGTGTTATAACATTTACACACATTTACGGTGGTGACATTTATTTAACAGATGAAATTGGTACTCCTACAGCAGATGCTGGCTTCACTAGTAACACATCTGGTACAATTGCATACGGATCTACACTTGCCTTGACCAATTGGGAATCACTTACCTACACATACAGCACAACAGAACCATACCAAGCACCGGCAGACGGAACACTATGGTATTATAGCGACCCTGCCAGTGTTGATATTATGATCAATGACATTGGTGGATGGAAAGGTTATAGAAGCAGTTACTGGACAGGTAAAACCGACGCAAGAGGATACGAATTGGCAGATACTGACCCCGAAGGTGTCATTATAAGTGCTAGTGAACCGGAATTCCAAAGCGATGGTGTAACTGCGTTGGTAGCAGGGGATTTATGGTTAAATAGTGGTGATTTGGAGAACTATCCGGTTCTGTACAGATACGATGGTACAGATTGGATATTAATTGATAACACAGATCAAGTAGGCCAAAATGGTATCGTGTTTGCTGATGCACGTTGGGACACCGATGGCACAACAGATGTAATTACAGGATCGTTACCATCAATTACAGATCTATTAGCAAGTAACTATATCGACCAAGATGCACCTGATTACAGACTATATCCTCGTGGTATGCTGTTGTTCAACACACGGCGAAGTGGATATAACGTAAAACAGTTTGTAAGCAACAAATTTAATGCACAAGCATTTCCTGACTTACCGGCAGTACCAGGGGCAGCCGGTAGCTTGCCAACAATCAAAGATACATGGCAAACAGCCAGTGGATTAAAAGATAATGGTAGTCCATATATGGGTCGCCAAGCACAACGTCGTATGGTTACAGCAGCCATGCAGGCAGCTTTGATTGCGAACACCGAAGTTCGTGAAGATCAGTTTCAGTTTAATCTGATTGCAGCACCAGGTTATCCAGAGTTGATTGACGAAATGATTTCACTGAACAATGATCGCTCACAGACTGCGTTTGTTGTTGGTGACACACCGATGCGTCTTGCACCTAACTCAATTGATATTATCAATTGGAGTAACAACACCAATGGTGACGGCCTGGCAACAGCTAGTCCGTACTTAGGTGTTTACTATCCATGCGGGCAGACTAGTGATTTGCAAGGAAATACTATTGTGGTACCTGCAACACACATGGCATTACGCACAATTATCTTCAATGATAATGTAAGTTATCAGTGGTTTGCACCTGCCGGCACACGTCGTGGGTTAGTTGATAATGCAAGTAACATTGGTTATATTGATGCTGCTACTGGTGAATTTACATTTGATGGTATTCGCCAAGGACTAAGAGATACCTTGTACGAAAATAGAATCAATCCAATTACCAATTTACCAGGTATTGGACTGGTAGTTTGGGGACAAAAAACTCGAAATCCAACCGCAAGTAGTCTTGATCGCATTAATGTTGCACGTTTGGTCAATTACTTACGTACAATTCTTGCAACTGCTGGCAATGGTTTCTTGTTTGAACCAAATGACAAGATTACACGAGATCAGATCGCAAATATCATTAGCGGTGCTATAAACGATCTTGTGGCCAAGCGCGGTGTATACGATTATCTAGTTGTTTGTGATGAAACTAATAACACACCAACACGCATTGCAAGAAATGAACTTTATGTAGATATTGCAATTGAACCAATGAAAGATGTTGAATTTATTTACATCCCGATTCGATTAAAGAATCCAGGTGACATTGCAGCAGGAGTATAATATGGGTATATATTGGAGCCCCACTGGCTCCAATAGATTCCAACTAATTTTTGGTAAATACCTATAACAGGAGATAACAAATGGCAATTGCCTCACTTAACAAATTTACAGTTCCTTTAGCAACTAACCAAAGTGCCAGCGCACAAGGTTTGTTGATGCCAAAACTAAAGTATCGCTTTCGTGCGGTATTTGAAAATTTTGGTGTTAGCACCGATCGTGTTGAAATGACAAAACAAGTCGAAAGTATCAGCCGTCCTAGTTTAAATATGAATCCATTTACTATTGATGTTTACAACTCAAAAGTAAACTTGGTAGGTAAGCCAAGCTGGGAAGCTGTTACAGTTACGCTTCGTGATGATGCTGGTGGTAACGTTAGTAAGCTGGTTGGCGAACAAATTCAGAAGCAGTTTGATTTCGCTGAACAAAGCTCAGCAGCATCTGGCATTGATTATAAATTTGTTCTCAAGTTTGAAATGTTAGACGGCGGTAATGGCGTAAATCAGCCTAATATTTTAGAAACCTGGGAATTATACGGAGCTTTGCTAAACACAGTGAATTACGGCGATATGGCATACGGCGAAAGTAGCCCTGCTACAATTCAATTGAGTATTATGTATGATAACGCTATCCAAAGCCCAACTGGTACTGGTATTGGTACTCTAGTAGGTAGAACACTAGGAACAGTTATCACTGGCGTTATTTAATAACATACGTGTCAACAACAAGCCCGGAAATTCCGGGCTTTTTTTTCGCATAAATAATTAAAAATGGATTTGTATGCCTAATATCTTTGATGGTTTTTTAAGTCAAATCAAACGAGGTGATAATCTTAAAGATTATCAACACGCAGCAAGATTGTTTGTTGACAACAATTATGAGTTATCCCCCAAGTATACCTGGCTATTTCATGTATACTTTGATCTAAATCCCGAACTAACTTCGATAAATCAGCAAAAACAAATTGAAGCGGGCATGCTGGTTAAATCAGCTGACTTGCCACGTTTTAGAATAGATTCCAAAACATTAAACAACTATAATAGACCATCTATTGCTCAAACCAAAATACGTTATGAAGATATCAATATTACATTTCACGACGATTCGGCCAACGTAATTAGGCAGTTGTGGTTTGATTACTACAACTACTATTATCGTGACATGGATAACAATTACGGTGATGCTACCGGATCACTTAACCCTGTGTATCTACGTAGTAACAAGCAGGTATTAGGGCAACGGGCACTGTATAATAAATTTGGTTATAGTCCAAGACGGCAAAGCAATTTCTCCACGCAGTACATACAAGCCATACGTATATACAGCTTACATAAAAAAAGATTCAGTGAATATACATTAATAAATCCAATAATTACAAGTTATAGACACGGTTCACATGCAAATGGTCAAGAAACTACGCTAGAAAACACGATGACAATTTCTTATGAATCTGTGCTTTATGCCGGCGGCTCCACAAAGGTGGCAAGAGGCTTTGCTGATCTACATTATGATAAATCACCAAGTCCACTAACGCCCGCGGGCGGTGGTACTAACAGCTTACTAGGGCCAGGCGGTATAGTAAATGTTCTCGACGATGTCATTACAGATGGATCTGGTGGAAATTGGGGCGGTGCAGCTTTCAAATTGATCAGAGGTTACGAAAAAAATAAAAATGTTGATCTAATGAATCTAGCCCAAGGTGAACTAACACAGGCATTTACAAATATTTTACGCAGCGGAGCCAGTTCTGGAGAATTAAACTTTGGTGCTGGTTTAAATGCAACATATATTCCTTATCGAGGAGTAGCGGCTGGTGGTGGCACAGGATTTCAGTCGGCACTAGCAACACAAACCGTTGCTGCACCTGGTAGTGTAAACAGTAACGGTTTTGATATAACTGCCGCTGCTTCGGCTGTTACTGGAGGTATTGCTGGAGCATTTTCACTGACAGGAAATCCTTCAGCTGATGTCTCATCAAACATATCAGGCTTACTCAAAGATGCCCAAGGTATGGTAACCGGAGCGGATCTTAACAAAGTAGTAGACTTAACTAAAGATGCAGGTAATAAATTGGTAGCAACTGCCAGTGAATTAATTCCCACCAACGCATTTACCTCAGCTATCAATTTTGCCAATGAGACAAAAAAGAAACTGGCCGATGCCGAAGTTTCAAAATCGTTACAAGAAAGTTTAGGCAAAGCAGGCTCGTTTTTCTCGGGCCCTAACGCACAAGGTGTTGTTTCTGCATTTCAAACTGGCACTAATAACTTGGTCCAACAGGCTTCTAGTGCTACCAATCTCTTAAATGCAACTCCGTTTAAAAATTTACAGTTTACTGCAGGATCGCAATTGGCCAATCTATTAGGATCTAACAGTTTGTCTGCTCCGTCAATAGCAACATATACTGGCAATACAACAACCAATCCGGCGCAGAGCACATGATACAATCTAATAGCAAAATTTTTACCACCACACTATTTGGTACTGGCACCAACGATACCAGTGCCAATTTGGTAAGCAAAAACAGAACCACACAGCAAGAATACCTGGGTTCAAGTGGCATCAGTAATCTAGGTACTACTTTTCCTCGAGTGCCTAGTAATCAACGTGTAGCCAAGGACAACTAATGATACAAACAAAATATCCCGATACACCATATCCAACCAATTTGTCTGGTATTAATACCAATGCAGTTAATCCTCCAAACTCAGATAAATTTTTCAATAACTTTTTTAATTTTCCAATTGAAGTTAGTTCAAATATAGATGCAGCAGTGGTAGCCTATTTTGAACAGATAGCTGACAATAAAGAAAGTGCCAGAGCACTGGCCAGCGCAGTGATGTACACCGCTATCAAACAAGGTGTAAATCCTATGAGTGCTCTTGATGAATTTAGAAAAATTCCTCTTGGTGATTTAAGCACATATACTGCACTGTTTTTAAATTTTGAGAGAGTCGGCACCAGCTTCTTGGGATTGAAAAATCAACCTATACAAAACAAATATGTAACTAGAGCCATATTGCCATAATGAAATATGCCAATGGATTTTATCAGGTTCTAAATCCTGACAAATATGTAGGTAAAAAAACGCCGCATTACAGAAGCAGTTGGGAACATAGTTTTATGCGATTCTGCGACAATAATCCTGCTGTGTTGCAATGGGCCAGTGAAGCTGTTCACATTCCGTATCGAAATCCTTTTACGAATAAAAACACAATTTACGTTCCTGATTTTTTAATAATTTATCAAAACAAAGGCGGTGAGCGTATAGGTGAATTGATAGAAATAAAGCCTGGTAAACAAACCACTCTAGAAGCGGCTGGACGCAGCACAAGAGATCAAGCAGCCGCAGTATTAAACATGTTCAAATGGCAAGCAGCCAATACCTGGGCAGGCCAAAATGGACTTCGCTTCAGAGTAGTCACTGAAAACGATATGTTCCATCAAGGACGAGCTCGGTAAATACGAGCATGACCAAGAAATTAAGTGAACTATTTGACCTTCCAGAAATTCCTTCCACGGATAGTGCCGAATCCAATGAAGCATTAAAAACCATTGCTGAAAACAAATCAGTTATTGCACAGGTAGATGCGGCTATAGATAAAATTGATACGGCATTGCCCACTGTACGTGACCTAGAGGCCAGTGACGCAGAAATGGACGAACTGGCAGATTTAGCCAAAAGCAAATTTGAAGATCTAATGGATTTAGGTATGAACATGGATCCCAGATTTGGAGGAGTAGTATTTCAAACTGCAGGCACACTACTAGGACATGCTATCGCAGCCAAAACAGCCAAAATGGACAAGAAGCTTCGTATGGTACAACTCCAGCTCCAAAAAGCCAGACTGGATCATAAGGTCAGTAAAGATAATCCCGAAGATCGTCCTATAGACGGACAAGGTATTGTGTTAGATCGCAATGCGCTACTGGAACAGATTCTTCAAAAGAACAAAAACACATAAATACTCTATAAAACAGGATAAAACCTATGAAAAGTCTTCACGATTATATAGCCGAACGAAATTCCAATTATGCTTTCAGGATCAAGGTTGCCAAACAAAATCCTAAAGATATCATGGAAGAAATCAAGAATGCATTAAATGCATACGAACTAGTTGATATTACTGCACCAAAAAGCCTACCAGTACAAGAACATAGAGAATTTCCCAAGTGGGGACCTTGCGAGTGTTGGCAGTTTGAAGCCACAGTAGCTTATCCTACAACTCAAGTGCAAATTGCACAACTGTTAAAAGAGCGTACAGGCATGCAGGCCGAGTGGGTCTGTGTATACGGAAAGCAACAGGCTGACGACAACGATGCTTTTGAAGCTTATGGTAAAGATCACGAAGGCGCATTACTACTCGACGACAAATTGCAAGATGTAGCTGGCGCACAAGATCTAGTAGGTGACAAGCGCAATGAAAGTATGCTCAAAGAACTCAATGCACAATCACCTAAGTTGACAGGATTCAAAGATCCCAAGTTAACTTCGCAGCAGTCAAGTGAAAAAACTCCTGCAGCAAAAACAACCAATCAATTGCCACAAGGCAGCAAGAGCCCAGTAGGAAGCCAACAGAACAAATTACCACAGGTTAAAGGAAAGAACAAATGAGCAACAACATCTATGACATCTTGAAAAAGATGCAAAACTTAGAAGCACCCAAGCAGAGTCTTACTGAAAGTAAGAAGGTCAAACCCGACTATATTGACATTGACAAAGATGGCGATAAAACTGAGCCAATGAAAAAAGCTGCTCAAGAAAAAAGCAAGGGTGCTGTTGCCGAAGCAGTTGCAACAGTTGAAGCGCAACTAAACGAAAAGTACATGGGCTTTAAAAAAACTGTGGCTGCTATCAAGAAAGGCGGCTCGGCAGAGAATCCTGAAGCGGTTGCGGCAGCAATTGGTCGTAAAAAATACGGCAAAGAAAAGTTTCAGAAAGCTGCCGCTGCTGGTAAGAAGCTTGGTGAGGATGCTCTTGACTTTTTGCGTAGTCCAGAAGGAATTGCAAAAAGGAAAGCAGCAAAAGACAAGTACGAACAGGATTTTGCTGATCGATCAGCGAAACATTTTTCCGGACAAGTTGGTGATCAATATCACGACCAACTAATGAAAACTAATCCTGCTTATAGAGATGAATTTCTGGATAGGGTAGGAAAAATTCCCATGAATCTAGACACATATAGAAAAGATAGCAAAGATTTACAAGCCAAGTTACAAGCCAAGCTTGATCCAATGGGTGGACCAACAAACATTGATTATGAAAAAATCAAAAAAAATCCAATGGCAACAAGAGCCGGCGAGCAAGGAACAGACTGGCGTCCGTGGGGTCCAGGGCCAAAAGAATATTTTGATACCGACGAATTTGGTCGTCCTGTGAGAGAAGGTGAAATGGACGAAAGCGGCTTACAAGCTTACCTAGGTAAGAAAAAGTACGGCGAAGAAGGCATGCGGGCATTACAGCAAGCCGGCCGTGAAGGTGCCAGCAAAGAGAAGATGGCTAGAATCCGTGCTCAGCATGACAAGATGGATGAAGGCAATTACAACGAAGACATGTTGTCGCCTTCACAAAAGAAGTTTGCAGCACTAGCAGAGCCCGAAAACAAAATCACCTATGCTGACAAAATTGCCGGTGCCAAGAAAGGCGTGAAAAAAGAAGGTCCAGAGATACTCAAGATCAAGTCTGATCAAGCCAAGGCACAAGGCAAAGATGAATTCAAGGTGGGTGATAAAACTTTTCCAGTAAAGGAAGACAACACCTTGGGACCTTTTGGCTCAGTGGATTATAGCAATTTAGATGATAAGGGACATCCACGGCTTAACCCGGCTCAAGCCAAGATGGTATGGGATCATCCTAAATATGATCCAAATCTTTCAGCAAATGCTCAATGGGACAAGCATTTTGATAATAAAGGTTATCAACGGTTGAGTCATGACCAGGCAATGCAAATCAGCAAGCATCCTAATTACAATCCAAACCTTTCAGCAAATGCCCAAGGCAATCTTTTAAATAAAAATGAAGGTCGTACATCAATGCCTGAAGGGGAAGCATATGATGCAGCATGGGCAAAGACACAGTCCGAGCGTAAGGCATGGGAAAAATCAAATCCAGACAAAAAATATTATGATCAAGGTCCTGCAGAACGCCATGACATGGAATTGCGAAAAGCAAGAGCAGCAGATGACGCAGCCAAAGATGCTAAACGTAGCCCATTGGGACGAGTAGCAAATACATTGTCAAGGGGCCTGTTTGGTCAAGACATTGATGAAGGTCGCACCAGTATGCGCGAAGGTTGGGAAGAGATGCAAAAGTATCTTGAGAAAAAACGCGGACCTGAAAGCAAAGGTGGTGCAGGTAAGAAGGCAGGCACACGTTACGGTGGGTCGGCGCAGAAGGACGATGACGAGGAGACTGATGGCGAAGGTAAGCCAGTAGAAAAGAAAAAAGGTCGTCCCAAGGGCACCGGTGGTGGAGCAAAGTTTAACTTTAAAAAGCCCAAAGACTAATAATGGCCAAGCGTACTCCAAAACAAATAGAACAATCGCTACTAGAACAGTACAAAGTATGGCGTCGAGGTAGCGATACCTCTCAACCTCCCCTGGAAGGCCCACCATCGGGTGGATTAGGTGGCGGCGGTGATATATATGGATTAGGCGGTCGCAGCGGAGCTCCGATGCAAATTGATATTGGCCTAGGTGGTGCCGGTAGAGGTAGTACAGCAGCAGGTAAACCAAGAGTCAGACCTACTTCTGCAGAATTGGCCAGACACGAACTTGGTTTAAAACTTCAAGGACAGGGTTTTAAGAAAAGCCCAACAGATACTAGTAATATACAATCAGGTGCAAAGGTATTTAGACCCGGAGGACCTGAAAAATTATCGGCACCCCCGCAAACTCCTCAAGAACGACTTGTTGCACAAGCTCAGCTGGCACAACGTGGCCGAGATACTGCCGAACCAGCCACGATTCGTGACCTAATCGCCGACGTGCCGGGTCTAACAAAAACAAAAATGGCGGGGACTGCTTTAGGAGGGGGTTTAATTGGTGCAGGACTTGGATTAAAAGGTGTAGAACTGCTGTCGGGCCCATCATCTGCCGAACAAGAGCGTGCCAAATGGTTAGAGAAATTTGACGCGGGATTACAAAGCAATCAAGAGTTTCATAAAGACATTCAACAGAGCATTAAACGTAGTCAAGAGGTACTCGATCGGCGAGACAAAAATAAACAAATAAAAGAAAACAAACACCCAAGCAAGGCCACACGAACTTTACAGCAAATTGAAGAAAGCCTCCGTGCTAGTTTGGCCGAACAGGACAATAGACCACAGTCTAGATTAAGACAGATGATGACTCCTATGCCTGTACCAAAGTCAATGCAGAAGGAACCCGGCGAAGCAGATAAATTTGTTGCTAGCTTGGTGCCTGGTGTGGGCACAGCAGTGGATGTGGCAGACATTGCCAAAGGTGATTATTCAGGCGTGCCATATATGGCACTGGGTTTAGTTCCTGGTGGAAAGCTACTCAAAGGACCGCTTAAACGAGCTGCAAAATGGTTTGGTAAAAAAGGTGATGATGTAGAAGACTTGGCCGCTGCTGCTAGAAAAAGAGTAGAACCCAAATTTGAACCAGGCAAGGCTGAAGCACCAAAAGTAGAACCTAAACCAAAAGTAACTGTTAAGCCTGGCGAAACTATGGACCAGGCCATATTACGGACCGAGCGAGAAAAAATAGCAAAAGCTCGTAACGATCAAGTGGGTGCAAAAGTATGGCGACCCGGTGAAGGCAAACCAAAGGTATGGCGTCGCGGTGAAGGTTCTGACAGAGGCGGTAAATCTCCTAGCGGCAAAGAAACTACTAGTAGAAGTAAAGAAGCAATTGAAGATTACCGCAATGCCATGCGTGAACTTCGTGATCCTAATACACCTGCGGAAAGAAGAAAATCTTTAGCGTACAGCCTTGGAGTTAATGCTGGACTATTAGCCTTGATGGGACTAACTTTCGATAAGGACATTCCGTTACCCGGTGGATCCGAAGCCGGTGCAGACGATCGTGGTAGGACTTGGGTGGAAGTTGATCTTTTGGATCCCACTGATACCGACAGTAAAGATGCTGTTACAGAACCCAAGGCCAGTGCTGCTGTTATTCAAGACCCAGCTACTGCACCTGAAAAACCAATTCAAGAACCTGACATCGCAATTGACCAAATCAAGCCTTCTGAGAAGACTGACGTTACCAGGCCAGACGAAAAATCTGCCAAACCCGAGCGTGAAGCGCCTAAGAAAGACCAACCAGTTGAAGTACCAGAACCTAAACCTGCCAAGCCTGCACCCGGCGAAAAAACTACGTCAACGGATAGTGGATCCCCGGGGCGCACAGATACACCTTCCGTTCAGCCTAAAAAAGAACCTGGTACAACGCCTAGTGGTAGAGGCGACAGAACATCTCCGGCTGACGGCACTGGTCCCAAACCCGGTACAACGCCTGGGCCTAAAAAAGGTACTGGTACCGGCACAGATTCTGATTACGAATACAAACCCGGATATTTAGGTGATGTACCATTGATTTTCAAAGAACAAGCCTTGGCTGAAAAATATTTTGATTATAAACACAAGTATCAACATTTTGTACAAGAAGACAAACAACCTGCATATACAAGAGATCAATACATTGGTTGGGCTAAAAAATATGCCGAACAGTACGGAGTGCCGTTATCATTAGTGTTACATGCCATGTACCGAGAGTCGGGTTTTTATGGCAATGCTGAAAAAATGCGTGTGGCAAAGAGCCCAACCGGTGCTAGAGGCGTAATGCAAATTCAGCCCGAGTATGCAGAAAAAGGTGTTTATAAGATCAAAATTGAAGATTTACTTGACCCTGAAAAAAATATTGAAGCCGGTACAAGAGGGTTAGCATATTATTTTAACAAGTACAAAGACCCACAAAAAGCATTGGCAGCATACAATGCCGGCGAAAGTGGTGCAAAAACTTACTTGCGTACTGGTGATCCAAAAACAATACGTACAGCACAAACTAAAGATTATATAAAGGATTTTCAAGACGATGTAATTCATCAACTTGAAAAATTTTATCCCAAAAATAAACAAAAAGTTGCCCAAGTAGCTACAGAAATTCTAGGCACAGCAGTTGGTGCAGGAAATGCACAGGCCGCCGATGAAAGACCTCAAACTACAACCAAAGTTACTAAAACAGATGCTGATCCAAACAAAGTTCGTAAAGGTAAAATTTCTATAGGTAATGTAGTTAAAAATTTAGCAACTGGACAGTACACAGATTATGATACTGGTAAACCCGTAACCGATCCGGCAAAAATAGCAAATTTTGAAAGATTGTATCGAGGCGAACCAGAGAAGACTAGCACCGCTGTTGGTTCCACCGGAGAAGAAACTTTTTTAGACAAAGTTAAGAGAGTTGCTGCTGGCGAACTGACCAGTAAAGTTTTTGGTGGCGATAAAAAATCAACAGTGACTCCTGTAAAAGCTGAACCAAAAGCAGTGGCACCTGCGACACCATCAAAAAAAGACGACGAAGAAAGTTGGTTTGACCGATTATATGGAATTAAAGCAGCTAGAGAAAAACAAGCTCAGATAGCAGCCGATGTGGCTCGACAAGAAGCAGAACGAAAAAAGGCTGCTGAAAAACCTACAACAGTGCAATCTACATCCGGTGTTATTGATTACTCTGGAAATTCAGCAGCACCTAAATCAAAACTGACAGTAGAGCCACCCGACTCTGATCCAGAAACTGATCCAAAAGCATGGGCAGAGTACGATGAAAGAATGGAAAAACTGCAAGCGGCTGCTGGAGATAAATTTAGTCAAGAACGAGCAGCCAGATTAAAGAAAGAACGACAGGCACAAGCAAGCAAAACAGACAAATCAAGTGATGTCACTACACTTTTACAAAAAGATCAACGCGGACTAAAGCAAGCCAAACAGGCCTATAGAGGTTCACTTGCAAGTCAGCGGCTGCAGGCACTGAATCCTGAAATAACAGATGTAAATCGAATTGAAGTGGGTCAAAAAATCAATCTTCCAGGGCAATCGGAACCGTATACGGTTAAAAAAGGTGACACATTAGATAAAATTGCTAGCAGGGTCGAAAAAACACCGGCTAGTACAACTAGTGATCAAAGACAGACTATTGATACCAAATACGGCAAGGTAACCAAAGGTACCGAAGCCGATTATCAAAGATGGCTAGCTCAACAACCTGGACTACCGCAAACTTACTTTACAAGTCCTTCGCCGCGTAAGTCTGAACCAACAGTAGTGGAACCAACAGTAGTGGAACCAACAATTGCAGAACCACCTAAATCTGACGCAGAACCTGTAGCTTCAATTATTTCTAAAAAGTTTTTTAGCCCTGAAGAGCGAGCAGCGCAGCGAGCTGCAACTGTGGATAAGGCATTACAAGATATAGAGGCGGATTCTGATAAGACAGCAACAGATGAAATTGATGACATAGAGACACTGTTGAAGGACATCGGATACACTGGTCAAGAGACTGAGAAACCGGTAAGGACTATAGATAATAACGACGAAGTTGAGCCTGTTACTGTAGACGCCGATGCTCGATTAAAAGAATCCATAAATACAACATCCAATGCAGAATTGCATGATATATTAAGATTAGCCGGAAGACTAAAATGACAATGAAAAAATACCTAGACTTATTTGAAGCAGCTCCTATGCCAACGGCAAATACAGCCTTGCCTGCTGCAACCCCATCAGTAACTGCCAATCCTGCCACAGTAAAATCAGTTAAACCTGGTGATGCAAGTGCCTATGTTGGTGGCCCAGTGGATGCAACTGCTCAGGTGCCTGACACTAGCAAAGCAATTCCAGGTACTCAATCAAAAATGGTTAATAATCCAATGCAAGATTTTGAAGAAAGTATGGAAGAAGAATTGGCCGAAATGATGCGACTAAGCGGTCTTCCTATTATGGAAAAAGCAGTAAGCAAGCAACAGCAAAAATTCATGGGCATGGTACATGCCATGCAAAAAGGCGAAAAGGTCAAAGGCGCAAGTGCTGAATTGAAAAAAGCAGCCAAGGGCATGAGCAAGAAAGCGGCCAAAGACTTTGCTAGCACCAAACATAAAGGTCTTCCAAAGAAAGTAACAGAAGATGTTATGTTAGACGAAGGTGGTAGTACACTAAATCATATTGCTAATAGATTTAAATATGAAGTAAAAATGTTTATGCAGGCAGGAGTCATGGACAATGATTTATATGAAGCACTGTCTGATTATTATGTTGACCGCGGCGAAGTTCCTTATGGAGTGGCAAAAAGTAAACCAGGATATCCAGATATGACCCAATGGGTAGAAGAGCGCTTCTATGCAGATATGGGCAGCGGCATGAATGAAGCTGTTCAACTGCCAGTTATGGATGAAACACTAAAGGACTTGGCAAAATTAGCTGGTTTACATGAAGACGGTCCGGGAGCAGCAATGTTGTATAACAAAGATAAATCAGGTGCTGACAAAATAAAAAGCGGTGCAGACGCAGTCAAGGATTTTTTTGTTAAAGGCGCTGAAACATACAAAGACCAATACATGACCGGACTAGGAATGCCACCTGACAAGTATACGCCGGCTGATCCAAACAAACCTTTTGGCCCAAGAAAGAGCGAAGTAAAAGAAGAAGAACTTGTTGAATGTGGCGACAATATGGACATGGAACATGAAGATTCGTTTAATGTTAGCACCAACATGAGCAGCGATGGCACTAAAGATGTCACCATTAATGCCCGAGGTAACAAGGCAGATGAATTATTACAAATGCTAAAAATGGCTGGTATGCGACCACACGATGATCACGACCATTCAATGATGTCAGAGCCGGAAATCATCATGATCGGCAGCAATGACGAAATGATGGAACAAGAATTAGAAGAAGCAAAAAAACGTGTTACAAAATATTCTAATACTCCCGGCGAAGAATATCAAAGTGTTAAGTCAATTACAGACCAAGGCAACGATTTAAATCGTCAAAAGCGTCAGTATGCCGGCAAGCCACGACTAGGTGATAACCCAATGGCCGAAAGTATGTTTGATGCAGATTTAGATGCCATGTTGGAAAGTATTTTGGTTAGAGAAGATGATAAAAAGACCCCTTTAAAAAAATCAAACAAACCAATTGAACCAATTGTAACTCCCCCAAGGTCTGAACCTATACCAAGCAATGTTAATGTTCGAGACATGCGTACAGATCCGGAAACAGGTAGAGTAAGTGCAACTTTTCCGCCACCAAAAAAACCTGATCAGAGCGAATTACCGTTACCATCCGAGCAAGAATCTCGTGTTAGTGGCCCACGCAGTCTCAAAGTAGGTGGCGAGCCAACAGGAACAGAAAGAGAAGTTGATGAGGAAATAGCTGACCTAGACGAGCAAGGTTCAGGTTCTCCTAATCCTTACCCGGTAGGACAAGATGCATTAACTCCACAACAAAAACTTAATCCCACTAACAATCCTAACAAGAGCATTGTACAAGGGATCAAGGATTTTATCATGAATCCATTAAAGCCAGGCATGTAAGCGATTGACTAATGAAAGATAACAAATAAATGAAAACATTTCGCGAATACTTACAAGAAGCAGAGTTAATGGAAACTAACCCCGCTGTTGGTGACATCTTTGAATTAGAAATAGCTCGAGAAGAACTTGTATTAGAAACTACCGTAGTAGATGTTGTAGAAGATGGTATTGTAATCGAAGCAGACGAAACGATGATGAGAATTTTGACGCATGTTGGATACTTAACTGAGAATTCAAACATGCCCCCTGCAGCAGATGCAAATCTCGGTCCTATACATGGAGGACAAGACGCCCGTAAATTCAATAAACAACACTCGCCAGACAACGATCTAGAAGAAGAAATGAGTCAGCAAGCGCAAGATGCATTCAAAGAGCTTGATGCTATTAGCACTGGATCTAAACCGGCTGGTGCTTCGGGACTAGATAAAGATGCAGAAGATTTTAGGCAGAGAGCCAAAGCTGGTCAAGTTGGTACGCCAAAAAAATGGAGTGATATGTCTGACATTGAAAAAAGAGAATTACAAAGTCAGGGATTTGGCCCTAAATCAACAAACGAAGCCAAATATCAAGGCCGCGAAGTTCCACTAGGCAAGCCCATGAAGGGCGATGTTAAAAAATCAAAAGTTTATGTTAAGAATGCCAAAGGCAATGTGGTCAAAGTCAATTTTGGTGATCCCAACATGAAGATCAAAAAGTCCAATCCCAAGCGTCGCAAGAGCTTTAGAGCAAGACACAATTGCGCTAATCCGGGACCAAGAACCAGTGCTAGATACTGGTCATGTAGGGCTTGGTAATGAGTGACCCAAGATTTTTTAGACGGTACTTAGATATCCTTGACGAACAGCCGTTGCCTGCAAGTACCAATCAGGCAACGGTAAATGTAGGCAATAATACCAGCGTTACCGCAGATAAGTCTGCAGGCACAGTAACAGCAAAAACAAATGTAGGCGGCACTGATATTTCTGCAACCAGAAATCTTAATACTGGCAATTTAAATTCAGTTAATGCAGCGACTAATATAGGTGGTACTGACATTAAAGCAACACAAGATTTTACTACTGCAAAAACTGGTGCAGGACAAGTATCGGCTGATTACCAAGTAGATCCAAGCACAAGTGTTGGCGTTACAGCTACCCAAACAGGTTACAAAGGACAAACAGCTCCCACCTCACAAGTGCGTACATCATATAAAGAACCTACAGGCCAGACACACAATGTTCAAATTGATAAAGGTGTTGGATTTCAAGGTGCAGGAAAAAATGTTCAGCCCGGACAAAATACAGCAACAACTTACACTACAACAACCCCGCAAGGTCAAACTACCACTTACGGTACAAACAGAAACTTATAGGAAAATCAATGAAAAAATTACTAGCCGTTTTATTATTAACACCAGCATTTGTTTTAGCACAAAAAGCCCCACAAGGTGTCACATACGATGCACAAGTTGTCAGAGTCAACGACGGCGATACAGTTGTTATCGCAGCACCATTTTTACCACAGCCACTCAAGCCAGAACTTGCAGTCAGAGTCTACGGTGTTGATACACCTGAAAAAGGATTTCGTGCCCAATGCCCGAGTGAAGATCAGCGTGGACAAGCTGCTACTGCATTTACTAAAAATTTAGTAGCCAAATCAGTAAAACGTCAAGTGACTCTATATGGTTGGGACAAGTTTGGTGGCCGTGTGCTAGGCGATATGATCTTAGACGGGCAAAGTTTACGTGCCCAGTTAATTGCAAATGGATTCGCTAGAGAATACTATGGTGAAGCCAAACAATCATGGTGCAACTAATGGGCAACGAAGATCAACAGCCTGACAATGATCTACCTATAATTCCGTATGGACAGCATTGAAGAACTAAAACTATTAGCAGGAATTGGTAATCGTGCAGTGATGCAAGAATACCGAGGCTTTCCTGGCAGCAATATTTCTGTAACCGGCAATGAAAAGGGCGAACTCATGAAACGACATGATATTCGCCCTGGTACTGAAGAGTGGTTTAAGCTCTGGTTTAGCAAGCCCTATTTAACAGGCGAACAGCCAATCTAAGCAGCAGCAGCATCTCTACCTAAATATTGGTTCCACTTGGGATCTTTTACTCGAAACGGGCTGTTCTTCCACGCAGCAGCTAATGCCCAGTAATCTGGACGATAAGGTTTGCGAATGGGTTTCATAAAACTTTTATCTGCCTTGCGCCAATTACAAGCCTTACAACTAGTTACACAATTGGTCCATTCAGTTCGACCACCCTGGCTGATTGGTACAACGTGATCAATCGTAAGATCGCCAAAATCAAAAGTATCTTCGCAGTATTGGCATTGATAAAGATCGCGCAGATACATGTTGTAGCGTGTAAAATTTACTCGACGTTTAAAATTAAAGTATTCCTTGGTAATTGCAACACTGGGTACATTTATAGCAAGTTTTTCGCTATGAATAATCCAGTCTGGGTAAGTTTCGATCACTTGAATACGCCCCAAATACATAAGCTTTACGGCATGCTGCCAGTGGATAACACTCAGCGGTAGTACGCTAATTGGTGTATAATCTTTGTTCAAAAGTAATGTGTGGCTCATAAGTATTATTATGAATAATGACGTACAGAATATTATAAAGAGTCCCTATCAAAAGGTCAACTTTTCTGAAGAGCAAATTGTAGAGTTTATGCAGTGTGCAGATCCGGACACAGGGCCGGAATATTTCATGAGCAATTATTTCTACATTCAGCACCCGGTTCGGGGAAAAATGTTATATCAACCTTTTGAGTATCAACAGAAACTTATAGATACTTATCACAATAATAGATTTAGTATCAGCCTTATGCCCAGACAAACTGGTAAAACAACCAGCGCAGCAGGATATCTACTTTGGTTTGCTATGTTTAGACCAGACAGTACAATCTTAATTGCAGCCCACAAATATACCGGTGCACAGGAAATCATGCAGCGTGTGCGTTATGCATACGAGCTGTGCCCGGACTGGATCCGTGCAGGGGTCACTAGCTACAACAAAGGATCAATTGATTTTGAAAATGGAAGCAGAATTGTCAGTCAAACAACCACTGAAACAACTGGTCGAGGTATGTCCATTACACTACTTTACTGTGACGAGTTTGCGTTCGTTAGACCCACAATCGCCAAAGAGTTCTGGACCAGTATCTCTCCCACACTAAGCACGGGTGGTAAAGCAATTATAACAAGTACCCCAAACAGCGATGAAGACCAGTTTGCTTATATTTGGAAGCAGGCCAACAAGTGCTTTGACGAATTTGGTAATCCGCGAACAGACGGATTAGGTGTAAATGGATTTCGAGCCTATCAAGCCAATTGGTGGGAACACCCCGATAGAGATGAGCAATGGAAAAAAGAAGAAATTGGTCGTATTGGCGAAGAACGTTTTCGGCGCGAACACGGATGTGAGTTTTTAATTTATGACGAAACCTTGATTAATTCGATCACATTGTCTGAACTGCAAGGACGCGATCCTATTGAATTACAAGGACAGGTGCGTTGGTATCAAAAACCCCAACGAGGTAAAACTTATGTGATTGGTCTAGATCCTAGCTTGGGAACCGGTGGAGATCCTGCTGCAATACAGGTGTTTGAATTGCCAACCATGATACAAGTTGCCGAATGGCAACATAACAAAACACCCGTACAAAGACAAATTACGATACTAAAAGAAATTTGCGAATACATATTTGACACAATTGGAACCCAAAACGACATATATTACAGCGTAGAAAATAACACGCTTGGGGAAGCAGCCCTGGTTGTTATTGCAGAATTTGGCGAAGAAAATATCAAGGGCACTTTTTTAAGTCAACCTGTAAGAGCAGGGCAGGCCAGAATTCATCGCAAAGGTTTTACCACGACTAACAAGACAAAATTAGCAGTTTGTGCAAAGCTTAAAAATCTTGTTGAAAATCGTAAGATGATTGTTTGCAGCAAAAATTTAATCAGTGAGCTCAAAACGTTTGTGGCCAGCGGTGCAGGATTTGCGGCCAAAATTGGAGAGACTGACGATTTAGTTACTAGTACTTTACTTGTGCTTAGGCAGATACAATCTTTGCAAAGCTATGATGCCGAATTAGATGAAAAGTTGCGCGATAATGCAGATGACTATATCGCGCCCATGCCCTTTATAATGATTTAACGATAAATAATATATTATGCGCGAACTAGATAAAATAGCAGCTGAATTATTTGACAAAAT